TATGCTTACAGAAGACGCATTTGAACTACTGAAAAACTCATTCAAGCTGAGAAGTAAATATATTGTAGATGTGTCTGAAAATGTGAAGTGTGTCAAATTCCCAATGTGTATTGAAGCGCAGACCATCGGGTTTATTGAAAATGCGTATCGCGGTTTACGCGCAATGTCCCGACAGTTTCAGATTGGACCATATTTCACAGATTTGTGCTTCACGGACGATTTGATTGTAATAGAATGTGATGAATACGGACATCACGACAGACCTGCTGTGGACGAGGCGGTGAGAGAGGACTTCATCAAGAATCAGGGTTACGCAATGATACGTTACAATCCGAACGAAGCAGGGTTTGACCTGTCGGATGTGTTGAATCGGATAAATAGGCGGTTAATGTTGCTTTTATAAATCAAAAGTGGATTTTATAAAAGCGGTGAATATGTGATTGGTCGCTTTTATAAATGAAAGCGATATTTATGAAAGCAATGGTGAACTGGTTGTCGCTTTTAATTTTAAAAGCAAAAACATAGTGTTAAAATGCTAATTTTGTAAATATGATTTTGTCATAACAAAAGCGGTTTTCTATTGAATGCTAATTTCGGCAAACCGCTACCCCGAATTGCGAAGCGCTTTCCCATCACCACTTACTCTTCTTCACGTTAATCTTCGGCGCCTTACTGGTTTTCGAGGCATTAGGGTCATACGACTGCTCTCCTTCGTCGTCAGAACCGAGATTTTTGGATATTTCCCAGAACTCCTTACTGCCCAACTTGAATGGCCCGTGCTGTTGTGCCTTATACCAGAAGATTTGGTCCTGTAATTTGTTCGATTTCGCATTGTTATTGATGACGAGACACTCAAAATTCTCGGTACACTGGTCCATCACCTGACAAAAGCTCTCAAAAGTGGGGAACATACCCGCATAATTGTCATAGATTCGCCTACGATTCGCAATATATGGTTCACGGAGGATAAAAACGTAGTCGATATTGGTGCGGAGATTTGGAGGGATACCCAGGGGATATTGCATTGTGATGACTAACATCACCTTCCAATGACGCCCGTTCATAAAGAGAAGCCTCATCATCACGTCCTTCGTCCACTTGTTGTCATACAGACAATCATCCAATACGACAAATGTACGCGGATCAATGGACGACTTCTTATACATATCCTGTTCCTTCTTCACCTGCTTCAGGACTGCTTTTTGGCGCTTGAGAATATTTTCAATGATTGCGGTGTTATACGCATCGTGGATGAATAGTTTGGGTACATGTGCGGCGAAAAAACCGTTACCGGCTTCTGTCCCTGAGATGACAGTTCCAATGGGGATATCCTGGTGGTGAAACATCAAGTCCTGAACGAGAAAACTTTTACCGGTATCACGACGTCCAATGAGAACGATAACTGGCCCTTTATTTTCATCGGGGCGAAAGCTGATCGCCTTCATATCGAATTTTGCTAGTTCTAAATTCATTTATAGGCGCACACTATTCGAGTAAACGGTAATAAAAATGGTGTATATTATTTAATGACATATTTTACGAATGGAATGGAATGGAATCGAATGGAATGAATAACAGACGGTCCGTTTAAAACTAATTTATAACTTCTATTTATCAATCATACCACCAGTATTTTCATTTAGGAATAATGACAACGCCCGAACCGACGGCACCGACGGCATCGACGACACCACCGACATTATTCCAATTACATTATCGGAAACATAAATATACACCGGATAAGATAGAAACTGCGCTGTTATTTGATATCCAGAATTTTACCCCTATTTATTCGCGATTTTTCGATATTAACGATTCCAATTATAATAGTATCCAATTGAACCAAAAGTATTATTTACAGAATATTATTGAGCATTCGAGTGAACTCGTCGATACAAATCAAACCCTAAACCATCTCGAAACGGTGATCGGGGATGACGCTGGCAACACGCACAATGCGCCTATATTTGTGAAATATTCGCCATTACTTGACCCGATCCGGTATTTGTCTGGTAAATATAACGTCCAAGATGTGAAAACGTTATCACTACCCAAATACAATTCAAATACCGAGACATGTGAAGAGAAAATGCTAAACGTTAACAATGCGTCGTATGTTGACGGATTTTTCTCTTATTTAACAAGCAAAACACTTCACACTCACGGAGTCGTTCACGGACTAGATTATTATGGCAGTTATTTATGTAAACAACGCGAGTTTTCCACAAATGTGTTTGATGATATTGATTATCTTGTTGGGTGCTCGTTTTTTAACCGATATGAAAATGACCTATTCACCATTGATTATTCGCAATTTGGTGATGATGAAAATGACCTATCTGATATCAATATAAGTAAATTAATGAAAATCCGAAACAAAATGAAACCTATGATCGGTGCGACAGGTGGAGATAGTTATGTCGTGCCTGAAAATTATGCGAATATTAAAAACCGGCTTCATATTCTTGACCCTGATTCCGATATTCAAAGTGATGTAATAGATGTAATGGCAGAAACAGACGTTTGTTCTCCTGTGGGTTCAGATTGTGTCATAATCGATACACCGAATGTTCATTCAGAAATGGTTGAATTAAACGTTGAAGAGTTGATTATCAGACAGGAAGAAGACCGTGTGGGGGGTGAGGGAGATGGACCAGCGGAACCGATAATAAATCGTAAAGATCGAACGAGAGACCAAGACTATTCTAGTGAGGATAGTGATTCATCGCAGTCAAATTCATCATATACTACAATTGATGATGAAGACGGCGACAACGATGACAAAGACGGTCACGCAAGCGATGGTAACAATCACGCAAGCGACGGTAAAAATGATAACGATGCCAGCGATGCCAGCGATGCCAGCGACGCCAGCGATGCCAGCGATGATGATGTCAATCAACGAAAAAAGAGTGGTGATGATTACGAGACAAGTATTGAAAAGAGCGATACAATCAAAGTAGATGATACTTCATTTGGGGGTTGTGGTGGTAGTGAAAGCGGAAGCGGAAGCGGAAGCAGTGACGACGACTCATACGATAGTGATGATGAAAATATCACCGTTAAAATCAAGGACTTTCCTGTTCAAGCGATTCTCCTTGAAAAGTGTGTATCAACACTCGACCATATTATGATGACGGATGAACTCACGAAAGAAGAGTGGTCGTCGATTCTATTCCAAATTGTTATGACCCTTATTATATACCAGAAAATGTTCGCGTTTACACATAATGACCTTCATACAAACAATGTTATGTTTATTGAAACCACTGAAGAATTTGTCTACTACTTATACGAAGGGCAGTATTATAAAGTCCCAACGTATGGTCGTATCTTTAAAATCATCGATTTCGGACGTGCGATATACAAGTTCCGTGGCGAGCTCATATGTAGCGATAGTTTCCACCCGAAAGGCGACGCAGCCACGCAATTCAATTTCCCGCCATATTATAACACGGATAAACCCACGATAGAACCGAATTATAGTTTTGATTTGTGCCGGTTTGCCTGTGCGCTGTTCGACTATTTCATTTATGATTTGCGTAAGGTAGAAAAACTATGTAAATCTGATCCAGTTATTCGGTTAATCGTGAAATGGACAATGGACGATAAAGGGCGTAATGTCCTTTATAAATCGAGCGGGGAGGAGAGGTACCCGGATTTCAAACTGTATAAGATGATTACGCGGTCGGTCCACAATCACGTCCCTTCATCTGAGATTCATAATCCGATATTCGATGAGTATAAAATCACGTATAAAAAATATAAGAAGCACGCGGCCATTGCGGCGAAGTTCCCGAAAGATGGTCGAAATACACATATTGTTATGAATGTTGATACGTTACCGTGTTATATTGACATTTTGTAATGGAATGGAATGGAATGGAATCCGTGAATGCTAGGACTAGCGGCCGCGGTTCAGATACATATTTCGGTGTGCCGGAAGTCCATTCTTCGAAATGAACTCGATATTCCGCATCGTCCATCCCATACTACATCCGGAATGACCGACCTCCATTTGATTTTGGACTTGTGTGATGATCCAGTCGTCGCCCCCACTAAACATAAATCCGCGGTCGGAGGGAGGGCTGTAATTGGATAGATATTTCCAGACGTCGATTTCCTTGGACTTGATCACGGGTGATTCGGCGGCGCGCACGACTGCGAGCAGACCATCTCTCAAATTGCTTGTGGAAAGCGAGTCGTTCATATACGAGAAGTCCCACGCATTCGCGGCTGACACGGTGCGAGGCCAGTATTCGGATTCGGCGGAGGCAACGGCGACAGATACAGATTCAGGAGCGACGGTAGATTCAGCGGCCATCGTAGTGTGTGGGTGTGAGTGTACGTATAATAAACGAACGATGAGTGATATACAACAATAAACATATGATTTCAATTTTATCATATGTTTATTGTGAAATTAGTATTTGAATGATGATATCTTATCCAATATCACACCAACAACGACACCAAGCGATAAACTCCCGGATGCGAACCCGACAATAGCGGTGATGAGTGTTATTATCCATCGCCTATCAAATGATTGCGGTTTGAATACGCTATCCCAGTCGCCTGTTTTATATACAACGAGTAACATAACACCGACAACCGCCGCAATCGGGATTTCGTTGATGGCACGACCGAAGAACAAACAAATCACAATAAAAAGCACACTTGTGATGACCGATGAAAACTGGGTTTTCGCGCCATTTGATAAATTAAGCTTACTCTGACCGACAAGCACACACCCACCGAATCCACCCGTTAGTCCTGTCGCGATATTTGCGATACCTTGGACAAAGCTTTCACGGAATGAGTTACCCTTTATATGAAGCACACTTTCGGTATCTTTCACCATAATAAGCGATTCTAATAATCCGGTAAATGCCATCGCCGCAGAAAATGGCAGCATTTTAAGAACGCTTTCCGTGTCATATTTGAGTTGGGAGACATCGGCAAAGGATATCAGAGATGGGATTGCCGACTTTATTTCACCGGTATCTTTCACGCGAACTATATCATAATAGTGCGTAAAAATGTAAATAAACGCAGTAATCGCGAACATTGATACTAATCCACCGGGGATATGAACGTGTTGGTCGTTGCTATGTGTGATTTTGATAACGCCGAAAAACGCAATCAAAGTGGATATTATTGTAAAAATCGATGTATTCACCAATTTCATACCGGTAAACCATTGATGGTCTTTGTCTTTGAAGTTATCGAGTTGGTGAACCGCGATTAAACCGGCCAACGCAATAAGAAACCCAGACATAATATATTTTGGAATATGCGCGACATATTTGTATAATCCAGTTAGAGCGGCTAAAATCTGGATCAATCCACCGATTATTACAGTAGGAATGATGTATTCTTTACCGAGTAAAGTGGAAACACCGGCAATCGATGTGGCGACTGCGGCTGTTGAACCAGATATCATCGTTGGCATTCCTCCAAATAAGGATGTGATGAGAGACATTACCATTGTATTTTGTATTCCGGTACTTGGTGGCATTCCTATAATAAATGCGAACGCGATAGATTCGGGAATCAATAATAATGCTATCGTAAGACCTGATAAAAATTCATTGATGAGTAGAGCTGGTGATGCGGTCTCCATTATTCAGGAATGACGGACGGGGACGGACGAACTCGCGTGATTAATATATAATATAATATTACTATACAATAAGTATAGTTTTAATCTAATCTAGTATACTGTATACTGTAATGATCCCAATTATCATAGCATCATTGGCGCCAATAATGAACTGTATTCAACTAATTCCACAGTTATACAAAACATATCAAACAAAAAGCGTAAACGATTTATCGGTTTATTCATTGTATTTAATATTATTCACAAGTGTAATTTGGTTGCTTCACGGATACTTTATCTACGATACATCACTTATAATAGCCGGGATAACAAGTGTTACTGTGAATGTAATATGGATTATATTATTTCACATATATCGCAATAAGTGACGTGTGTAATGATATAAACAGAATTATCGTTATTAATATATTGTTGTATAGTATAACCTAAATGGATACTACAGAGCAGCTGACACCCCCTCCCCGAAATACAATAACGATTGAAGGAACAACTTACGATATTACCGATTTTAATCATCCTGGAGGGACAATTATTGATTATGCTAAGAATGCCGGAGATGTTACAGAGATGTTCCGCGAGTTTCATTGTCGTTCACCTATTGCGCGAAATGTGCTTCGTTCATTGCCGGTATGCGACGGCGACGGCGATGGCAGCGGCGGCACCGGAACAGTATTGACCCGGCGTGAGCAGGATATGACAGCCGATTTCCGAGAGATGCGGACCAACCTCGTTAATCAGGGTTGTTTTGAACCAGATTATATCCACGTATATTTCCGTATGCTCGAACTCGCATTTTATTTCGGAATGGGGGCGTGGCTCGCATCTTATAATATGTACGCATCACTTCTCTCGTTTATTGTATTTAAGACTCGCTGTGGATGGGTCCAACACGAATGTGGACACGTCAGTTTTACCGGAAACAAGAGTATCGATCGCGTCATCCAGACATTTACGATGTGTTTTGGTGATGGAGTCAGTTCATCTGTTTGGAATTCGATGCATCACCGCCATCACGCGACTCCACAGAAAATCAAGCACGATATAGACCTGGATACCACTCCATTTATCGCATTTTTCCAGACCGCATTTGAAGATAATACAAACGGGAAAATGGCGGCGCGGTTTATGAATCGGTGGTGGATGCGAATCCAAGCGTGGACATTTTTGCCTCTTGTCAATGGTATATTCGTCCATTTGTTTTGGATGTATTATCTTCACCCGAAGAAGGTGTTTAACCGTTTATGTTCTGCGAAAACGAGAGAACAGCGTGTATCAGCCGCGTTTGAAATAACATTTATGACCGCATCACATATTGTTATACCGTATATTTTCTACACTGGCAACAACGGCGGACTGTTATGGTGCTATTTTCTCTTGATGATAGCCAATTTCTGGAATTTCATTTATCTCTTTGGGCACTTTTCTCTATCACATTCATTTACTGACGTTATCCCTGAAAATAAACACCTACTATGGTTTGAATATGCGTTACAACACACTGTAAATATATCCACTAAATCCGCACTGGTATCGTGGATGATGGGGTATCTCAATTTCCAAATCGAACACCATTTATTTCCGTCGATGCCGCAATATAAGAACGCGCTTGCTGCGCCGTATGTGCGCCGGTTTTGTGATAAATGGTCGGCCACCGATAGCAGTAATGAATCATCCTGCGACACCCACCTAAAATATACTGAGTATTCTTATGTTACAGCGTGGCGTTTGATGTTATCCAATCTAAACCAGGTTGGAAAACATTATTACAAAAATGGTATAACAGAATCAGTTAACCCGAAACCAAAAGATGAATAAATGAACGAATGAACGAATGAACGAATGAACGAATGAACGAATTCATCAGAATCCTGGCGTATCTACAAACGCCGCAGGGGGAGATGATGAACCACCATTATTTCCGTATACATTACTGGTATCAAACATCTTAAATTGTTCAAGTAAATAAACACCGATCACAGAAGAAATACCGACAACTATTGTATCACGTATAAGCACCTTGATGGGTTTATGATTATCTTGTTCTACGAACCGCATTTCTAAAAACTTTAATAGAAAATATACAGTTGCGATTATCGCACCTATAACAAAAAAATTAGTCGAATATGTCATATCTATGATAAAGAATGTATATAACTGCTAAACTTATATACATACAACTTCAATAAACAAATCTGGTTTTATACGAATTAAATTATGTTTGAAAAGCCATCATAACCGGTGGATAGCAAATATACATAATTCCTGCGGCGATTGCTAAAAATAAAAATGAGCCTATAAAAATAATAAGATCGATAAATACTATATTATTATACCACGGTGAGTCTTCTTCACCTTCGTCTGCCATTTTAATTATGATTAATATAATATTAATACTGATATGATATTATATTTTATTCGACGGTTCGGTTCCGTTCCGTTCGGTTCGGTTCCGTTCGGTTCCGTTCCGTTCGGTTCCGTTCCGTTCGGTTCCGTTCCACTCCACTCCACTCCACTCCACTCCACTCCACTCCACTCCACTCCACTCCACTCCACTCCACTCCACTCCACTACAAAATCTCTATATCTCCTAACAACTGCGGTGCGTTGATG